ATCCCTCCGGGGAAAATATGGAGGGCGCGACGATGAGGGCGGGGGGTCTATTTGGCGACTCCCCCTCCCCCCATCAAGGCTCAAGAAAACAAATTAATCTTCAACTTCAAACGTTTGATAGAAGTTTGTTCCATCCATTTGAAGGATTCGATCAATTGTTTTCTCAATTTCTTCAACTTCAAGATTTTCAGTCAAAGAATCTGTCGATGTGCACAGCCTAGCCACCAGCCCACAGGTGTGGTACCCATGGGTGGTGTCGTAAGCAAACCATTCGTCCCAAGAAGTTCTTGGATCGTAAGGATTGTCTACTGTGCTTAGCATCCTAGCCATGATAGACCTCCTGTGTAGAGGCCCTGTGAGTAGTGGTATACCATGGTATGGGCTACCCTACCTCTAGAGCACGGTGTACTGATGATGTTGAGATTCCCAAAGCTTCAGCAATTTCAGAAGCAGTTTTGCCCCTGCTACTCATAGCCTTAGCTCTGGACACCATGCTGGACGATAGCTTAGGCTGAGCCCTTGGTGTGGCTAGCTCTCTCACTACTGATTCATCAGCCAATTCAAGAACCTTGTTCAAGGCAGCCTGTGAGATAGCACCTTCTTGGATTGCTCTCCACTCTTGAGGTGTGATCATGAAAGGCTTCTTACCAGCCCCCGTTCTTGAACGGGCCTCGGCTAAAGCCTGACGGCGTGCCTTTGATAGGCGCTCTTTATCCTTGGCTAATGTTGGATCAGCTTGCTTCTGAGCCCTAACAACGGCGTCTGCCAGGACTTGAGCCTGGCGTTCTCGGGGTTTGTTCCGGAGTGCCTCGTTAACTTTTGACTTGAGGGACTTAACCTCAGGGGCATAAGTCTTGGAGGCCTGGGGGTTTTTCCTGACAGAGGGGATTGTTAGTGTAGCCTTCCTTGCTTCATTAGCCATGGCCTTCAGCTCATTGGAATGATTGGCATACACCGTCTCAATTGTACTGCCATCCTTAGAAACCAGGGAGAATGCATCATGAGTCTCGGCTAGCTTCTTGGATTTAACAATACTCTTCTCTGTCTTCCAACCTTTAATAGTCTCCCCGTCTTCATCGAAGATGGGTTTCTTATAGGTCTTCCCCGTTTCTTCCCAAACCTTACGGCCTGTCTTCTTATCGATAGGCCCACCCTTTGAAGCGGACCGGGCTTTTCGATCAGGAAGGTAGGCAGTAGAACCAGCACGGGAAATCAGAGTGGATGCCCCACCATTTGATTTACCCTGGTACTTCTTCTTGAGGGCTGGGATTCCGTTGTCGATCTCCGACTGTTTGTAATTCAGATGGTGTTTCTGTGCATCGATTACAACCATGGAGTGTCGAACTGCCCGGGCAATCTCAGACTGGGTAGCACCTTTGATGGTCATGTCGGTAATCAGATTCGATACCTCACCCATCTTAAGCTGCTTGTTCTTGTCTGACATCTTGGGCATTCCTTCATACCCAGGGTACATAGCTTTAGGATCAAAGTCCTTCAGCCCTTTAAGAGCTGGGGAGGTCTTGACCTTGCCGCTGTTGTTTGGGATACAAAGGACCGAGTCACCGTCGAAGTCTGCACCAGACAGACGTTCTGCAACCTTGGGGTGGATTCCGATTGCGTCTTTAACCTTAGTCCCTATTGCTTTTCTGGCATGGGGGTTTTTATTGTTGACGGTCAATTCAGGAATCTCGAAGCGTCCACCGTGAGGATGGCGAACCAGGACAACCTTCTCCCCATGTTTGAAGTTGGGGGCGTAAACCTCCGTGGTCTTCATCTTAGGTACGGGGAGAATGACTTGGCTTGCCTGCCTTGGCAGAGATGCGGCCTTAAGATCCACGGCGTCTGAATCTACTGAGTCTGCGAAAGACTGCAGCAGTTTCTTCTTGACGGAGGGATTCGTAAGGGCCATAATCTCTTCGAACTCGGCACGGCGCTTGTCACGGACTTTCTGCAGCTGCTGCTTGGCAAGAGAGACGGGCTGCTTCGAAAGGAACTGGGAGCTCAAGGTCTTGGACCAGTCACCCCACGTTCCTTCGTCGTTGACGATGTTCATTGCGGACAGCTTCTTCTTACCGTTCTTGTCGGTGTAGTGGAGCTGCTTGCGAATGACCGAACCGAATGGGTTGGCAGGATCCCCAGTCTGTTTCTTGAGGGCATCCAACTTATTGCCAGTATTCTTCTTGTTGGTGTTGAACCGGAGGTCATATCCCTTAGGAATGTCATCCGAATACATCGCCATACCCTTGAGGTAGTGCGTACCATCAACGGAGATTCGAACCTGGGCGTAGTTAGAAGCACCGAGGGATAGGTCTTTGACTCCTCGTCTGACCTCGATTACGCCGTCCATATCAGCACCACCCTCAGGTCCATAGCGAACCTTAACCCGCTTGCTTGATACAGCGGTGGGCTTCTCGATGCCGTAGACGGTACGACCCCCGTCCTCAATGTTGACACCGGGGGCTTTAATTTCGCCCCGCTTAGCAAGAACAGTCTTGTAGTCCATTCCCGGAGGAACAAGGACCTTCATCTCGGTCTGCTTACCGGTTGTCTGCTGAGTGACCTTCACCTTATGGACGTGATAGCCCTCAGCCTCGAGCATGGCGGTGGCGGTCTTCATCTTGGTGCTTGTGACACCCATGTTGACCTCAACGCCAAGCCCGACGTCTACCAGACCGTCCTTGCCAACCTCTTTCTTGAGCTGTTTGGCCAGAGCTTCAGTACTCCCCGCCCTTTCTTTGAGGGTGGGGTCTAAAAGAGCTCGGACGGAGGACTCGTTGATGCCCATTCGACGGCCAATAGCCGTGTTAGACATCCCCTTCTCCTTCAACCTAGCCACCATTGCGACGTCAGCCTTACGCTTCTCGTTCTTAGCAATGGATTTCTGGGCTCGAAGTTGGGTGGTGGTCATTCCAAGGCCCTTGGCGATCTCGGTTTCACTGAGCCCTTTGGCCTTGAGGTCATTGATAGTCGACAGAAGGTCGCCTGAATGCTGATGGGGATCTTTTCCAGAGCCCCAGGGATAACGGCCGCTCTTGCGCTTTACGCCGTAGTGGGCCAAATCCGTCATATTAGGCTTCCTCCTCCTTAATCTTCTCGATTATCTTGTCGAAGCTGATGATGGTACCCATGATGGTGGAGATTTCATCACCCTCGGGGTTTGCGATCAGAATATCATCATTCTGGTAGATCCGGAGCTCGTAATTGATCTCGCCGGGACGAATATCATACTCGAGGCAGAACAGGGCGGCGTAAATCATGAGCTGATCGATCTTGGCGGGAGTGACTCCGGTCTTCAGATCGTGGATGCGAAGTAGACCCTTGTCAAAGGAGATAGCGTCAGCAGTGCCAAAGCAGTTGACCGAGTAAAACAGGACTTGCTCCGGTTCCATCCGAAACCCAATAGCATCGTTAACATAGTTGTTGAATGTCACCTTGTTTCGTGGCATGCGCATCTTCAGACGAATGTGCTCTGCAGCGAGCTCGTGAAGACGGGTGCCTTTTGCTGCGGCCTGGGATGTTCGGAAGGACTCGATCAACTTCTCGGGAGAGTAGTTGAGCCAGTGATACTTACTGGCGGAGAGAAAAGCATGGGCGCCACTAAGCGCAGAGTGATCGTTGAAGTTCATCTAGAATCTCGCTCTCATTCTCGGGGTAGATGAATGCTGCATACGACATTGCGTGCATGGTCCGAACGTAGTGTGCCTGATTCGGACGGACTGAGGCATACTTGCCTCGCTTGACTTCAAGGGCCGCCCACTTATCCTTGTGGAGGATAATGAGATCGGGGATACCTTGAATGTAGTTGGAGTCATTCTTTAGAACGATACATCCCGGCAGCATCTTACCCAGCTTCTTAATCAGCTGGGCTTGAAACTGAGACTCACGCATAGTTGTGCTCCTCTGGGTAAGCCTATAAGAAGGGATAAGCTTTATTTATTCCTTCTATTCATTATATGCCGAGTTCGCGACATGGGGCAGGGACACTAGTGGGAGGAGCTTGAGAAGGGGTGGGGGCCAAAAGCCCACTTTTTTCTTTTCTCTATATATATTAAAAATATCAATCAATCAATCAATATGTATAATATAATGGCCCTTTGGCCCACACACCGACTTTTCGTTGAAATTGCAACGTTTTGGGGTGGGCCAAAACTGAAAAAAAAGTGGCCCACTGACCCACTTTTTTGGCCCACCAACCCGAGCGAGTCACAGAAGTCACATCTGTAACAGCAAAATGGGCCAGTGGGCCAAAAGTGGGCCAAAACTGAAACGCTCTTTTAGGCCCGAAAAGCCCTCTCATTGAAGACTTTTTTCGCCCTCAGCGAACGTTTCACTGCCTCATCGATCGAAGAATCACTCTCAAGGAAGTAGTATTTCAACTCCCTGTAAGGCGTATTCAGTCGGTCGATACGTCCTTCACACTGCTCAGTGACTCGCCAGGAATAGTTGTAGGACCAGAAGAGAACCGTATCGGTACTAGTACAGTTCCATCCTTCTGCTGCCGAGGTGTACTGACAGATATAGATCCATCGGTCTCCTCCTGGTAAAGCATCGTGCCTATGTCCATTCCATTGCGCCGTAGGCAGTCCAAGCCGAGCTGCAACTGCAAGTATTCGCTCGAGTTCATAGTCGTAATTGTAGAATACGATAACTCTCTCATGGCTTGCGAGAAAGCGGAGGGCTTTGTCTGAACGCCAGTCATTGTCGCTCACTACCTTTCGTAGGGTTCTGCAGACCCCACCTGCATCTCTAAGGGGTTCATTCGTCCAAGGATCCATACGGGTCTTAACGACTCGCTTGTAGAGCTCTCTGTCATACTCACACAGGATCCGTTTCCTCACACGAGTCGTATGTCGCTCTACCGGCATCTCCACGAGGATACTCCGGCGCAGTCGCTGCAGTTTCGCCTCCCCCACATATTTCTTGACCTTGGGGTACTTTGCGAATCTGTCGAATATGACGTGGTCATCCATGAACTCAGTCCGAGTCCTGTAGAAGCCATGAGCCATGAATACCGGGAGATAGTCCAACCAGACATCTCCAGGGGTTGCTGAGAGCATGATCCAGGTGTTCTTCTTCGTTATCTTGAGGAACTCCTTGACCCAGCGCCCACTGCCAGAAGCACGCTGCTCATCGAAAAAGAATACCGCGTGTTCCCGGTCCGAGTACTTCCCGATGTTGTTCCACGAGTCCACGACAATACGTGAACCGGTGAAAGAACATGCAGGATCTGTACTCAGACCGAGACGCGCAGCTTCTTCCTCCCATTCAAGGGAGTCCCGCTTCTTAGCGGTTGTGATGACGTACAGCGTAGGGGAGCCCTTGACTACTTTCTTCGCCAAGGACCCCCCTTTCTTGAACG